ATCAGCAAAACCCAGTTGTCGAAGGTGGCAACTTAATCAAAACAAGCTGGTTTCAGCGCTATGACGTCAAGCCTGATAGATATGACAGTCTGTTCATTGTTGCAGATACGGCGTTCAGCGAGAAGAAATCTGCTGACAACTCAGCGTTCGGTCTGTTCGGCACAATAGGCAAAGACTTATATATGCTAGACGGCTATTGCAAGAAAGTCATCTTTCCTGACTTGAGAAGAGACTTGAAGAGCTTCTATCTCAAAGCGCAAGAGACGACGAAGTTGACGGTGTCAGCTATCTACATCGAGAACAAAGGCTCAGGCATATCTTTAATACAACAGCTCAGAGAAGAAGGCTTACCTATCAGAGAGCTTCAGCCGACTGTTCGCAATATCGAATTAAAGAAAGACCAAGTCGCCGACAAGTACTTGCGCTTCAACGAAGTGTCAGCTGACTTAGAAAGCGGATATTTTCACGTTCCGTCTTCTGCTGACTGGTTGCTTGAGTTTCTGAGCGAATGCGAGGCGTTCACTGGTGGCAAGCAAGACACACACGACGACTTTGTCGATGTTCTCATCTATGCGCTGAAAATAAGACGACAGCTCACGCAAACAGATTGGACATCATTAACGCAATCAATTATGAGATAAAAGAATGTTTTGGAACAAGAAAAAAGCACAACAGCAAGCTGAGAGAAATATCAACTATATCGCTTTAGCCGAATCTCTCAAAGATAGCGCTGTCAAGATTGAAGAGCCGTGGACTATTGCCAAAGCTAGACTTGAAGGCAATGCTCACGACATCGGAAGTCAGAAAGCGATAAAGCTGTACAATAGTCACAAGGCAAGACTGCAAAATCAATGGGTTAATCCGTTGCAGTCAGTGAACTCAGGCTTTGGCAATGCTCAAGCTTCAATGTTCTACTATCAGCCTGTGAACTATTATGAATGCTATGCGCTGGCTCAAGACCCTATGTTTACTAAAGTCTTCAAGACTTTGAGCGAGACGCCTTTTGCTAAAGGTGGCGAGTTAGCAGATGACGGTCTTGACACTGAAGCAAAAAACACGATTGAGAAGAGAGCGCAGAAGTTCAAGCTATGGTCTCACGTCAGGGAAGCTGTTCGCTCAGAGTACGTTACTGGCGGTTGTTTAGTCTTCTTAGACTTCGGACAGTCAGAAGCAGAACTCGCTCAGCCGTTAGACTTGAACGAAGTAGATATGCGCAAGTTCAAAGGCTTCAGACATATCGACCCGATAAACTGTGTTGCTGTTGCAGTGAACACAATCAATCCGTCGGCGAGCGACTATATGAAGCCGTCTTTGTGGTACGTCATCGGCTTAGGCACTGTTCACAAGTCTCACTTCTTGCTGTTCAGCGACAACTTGCCTGAATTGCCTATGAGACCGCTTACGCTGTACTTTGGTATGCCTTTGACACAGCTCATCAAACAAGACGTTGCAAACTCAAACTTGGCAAGTCAGGGCTTAGCAAACCTGATGAACAGATTCAGAAACGTATATCTGAAGACTGAAGACTCAAACTTTGTGACAGACAACGTTGCACAGTTCAAAGCAAAGCTTCAGTTTATGTCTTACGCTCAAGACAACTTCAGTGTTTGTCCGCTGAAGTCAACTGAAGACGTTCAACAGCTGACAACATCTCTGACAGGAATGGCTGAGAACATCGAGCTGTTCTACTTGCTGATTTCTGCTAAGACAGACATACCATACACTGAGTTAATGGGTAAATCTGCTGAAGGTATGAATGCGACAGGCTCAGGCGACAGACGCAAGTGGTATGACAAATGTCGTTCTATTCAAGATAGTGTCAAAGACAATTTGCTCGTGATGTATGGCATTATCGCTGGCGTAGATGACGGCAAGTTCGTTCACTTTGACGACTTTGTCTTTGCGCCGTTAGAAGAAGCCACCGAGAGAGAGCTTGCTGAGAACATTCGCTCATATGCTGAAGTTGCTTCTGCTCTGATTGAGTTAGGCGCTAAGCAAGAGCAAGTCTTTGACTGGCTGAAGGGCTTCAAGCAGTTTCATCTCGACAATATCGATATGGACTTTGACACAGAAGGCACTGAAGACTATGACGATATAACGCCTCAAGTGTTAGAAGAGTTCAAAGCTCAGAACAACGGAGACTTCAAAGAAGAAGACCACCCACGAGATAAAGACGGAAAGTTCACATCGGGCGGTGCGTCTTCTAGCTCAGGCTCATCTGAAGAGAGTCCGAAAGGACAGGAAAAAGATGACGAACATTCTGAAGGTTTGAAAAAATCTCTCAACGATGTCGAATCTATGATAAAAGACTATGAAGAAGAAGAAGGCGCTGTTTTTGATAAAGACGGAAAAATCATTAAAGCGTTGAGAGGCAACTCTGACGCAATAAGCATTTCTGATGAAGACTTGAAAAAGTTTGAAGGCGCTGTTTTGACGCATAATCATCCGAACAATACTGTCTTTTCAGGCGATGACTTGTTCACAGGTTTCGGAAAAGCAAATCTTTCTGAAATAAGAGTTGTAAATCCTAGCGGAACAGTTTATAGTCTAAAGAAGACAGAAAATGCGAATGCTGGAAAACTGAGAGCTGACTACGACACAACCGACAAAAGGGCAATCAGAACTTGGAAAGAGAAGCTGAAGAGAGATGTTGCTTTTGGCGTTCTTACTCCAGCAGAAGCTGATAGAAAAATGTATAACGACATCGAATGGCGCAACGACAAACTGTTGAGCTTTTTTAGAGAGAAGGCAAAAGACTATGGCTTTATTTTCAAAGAAGGAAAACTATCCTGACTTAAGTCGTTTTGATGAAGCACGCCGAAAGCACTACGAGATGTGTATTGAGGTGGGCTGGCTTCCTGAAGAAGTCGAAGCACTCATCAAAGAAGACGACGAGTTTCACGCCGAACTGATGAAAATGGCTGAAGAGAAAAAGTAGAGTTTTCTTTATACAAGCAATAGACCGCTCTTTATGGGCGGATTTTTTATGGACAAGTTATGAACAAACAGAACGCACGAGCTAAAGCTTCAGGTGGTTATCAGACTATGTCTGAAATCATCAAGAACAAACACGCTGACGTATATTACAGAAAAGCGATTGAAGCCGAGACTGAAAAAATGCTCGCCACGCTGTTTTCTCGGCTTGAGGCAGTATACACTACTATTCATACTGAGAACGCTCTACCAACAGGAAAAAAACCGTCTATCCGCAACGTTGAGAAGCTAGTAGATTATTTCAAAGGCGAGTACTTTGAAAAATTTATGAAGAACTCGACATTGATTGTCAGAAAGTACGTTGCTCTTGCAGTTAAAAAAGCGAGAGGCTCTATCGCAAAAGCGATGAGAAAAATGTACGGCGATGACTTTGTCTTGCACGTCAACAAAGAAGAAGTCGAGCAAATTATGAGCTTGATTGTTCGTAGAAATATCGGTCTTATTCAGAACACGACATCTCAGACGCTGAACAATATTGAAAACATCGTCTTTGACGGCGTGACGACAGGGCAGAGCTGGCGCACAATCGCAAAAGACTTGTCTAATCAGACAGACGTTGCAAAAAATAGAATTAAGCGCATAGCGAGAGACCAAACAGCGAAAGCAAACGAAGCTTTGAACGAGCTGTCTCAGCGCTCTGCTGGTATCGAGTTCTTTGAGTGGCGCACTGCTCAAGATGAACGAGTATCAGAAGGCTATGGCGGTCACAAACAGCTTAACGGAAAAATCTACAAGTGGGGAGATGTTGAACACTATCCCATAATTGATTCATACGGACACAGAGGCTTGCCGAAAGAGCGAGTGAACTGTCGTTGCACAGCGCTCGGAATACTCTTGCGCAAAGACTATGAAGCACGACAGCTCTCTGACGGCTCGTACGAAATAATAAGAGGTAAAATATGAGACTAAACTACAAGACACGACTGACAAACGCTCTCGGTCATAGACGCTATGACGAGAACGGATACTTGTACGTCGATGAAAGTCCGATACTCAGAGCTGGTATACTTGAGTATCTCGGACAAGAACTGATTGACGGTGGCTCTCCCGATATTGACGGCGAGCCTGTTAAGCCTGACAAAGTGTACAGAGTGTATATATCGCCTGAAGAGCTGAACAAGTCAGCTGAGACGTTCAAGATGTTGCCGTTAGTCAACGACCATACTTGGCTCGGCGCTGAAGGCGAAGACGCCAAAGACTATCAAGAAGGCACGACAGGCGAAAACATTAAAGTCAAAGGCAATATGTTATATGTTCCGCTCAAGTTCACTGGCGATGAGATTTTGTCAGAACTAAAGAACGGAAAGGAAGAATTATCAGCTAGCTACACAAACAAGCTGTCGAAAGCGAACAGCAACGACTATGACTTGCTTGCTACTGATATAAAGGGCAATCACATAGCCCTAGTAGAAAAGGGGCGCTGTGGCTCCGATGTGAGAGTGTTAAATCAAAAAATGGAGAAAAGACAAATGAAGTCAAAAAACGAAATGAAGCTCGTTATTGACGGCAAAGAGATTGACCTTGCTAAATTCTTTGAACAAGAAGAAAGCGAAGACGCACACGAAGGCACTGGCGCAATCACTGAAGCTAAAAATGACGAAGTTGATAAACGTGCATTGATTGACGAAATCGGCGGTATGTTGAAAGACAAAGTCGACGAAGAAATCTTGCGCACAGTTTTGGCTAAAGTCGAAGAAGTCGCATACAACGGCTCTGAAGCTTCAGAAGCAGATAACGAAGAGCCTGAAGAGTTGAAAGAAGACGACGAAGACGAGTTGAAAGCTGAAAACGAAGACATCGAAGAAAAAGACGATGACGAAATCAAAGCTGAAGACTCTTGCAAAGCTTCTAACTATGACAGAATGTATGCGAAAATCTCTAACGCTTTGGCAAAAAGAGAAAGCGCTAGAAACGCTGGCTTGAAAAGAGCTTACAATGTCGCTTCTGCCGTAATGGGCGAGTTCAATCCTTTTGGACTGAGCGAAAAAGAAATGCTCGTTAAAGCATTGAATCATCAGGGAATTGCAACTGACAAAGAAAGCGTTGCTGAAATGTACGCAATGTTGAAAGTTTGCAACTCGACCGCTAAAGTCGACAATGGTTTTGACTATGGTTTCAGCGGTAGTGATGAAATCGAAATCAATATGTAGAAAGGAAAAGAAATATGCAATCACAAGTAAAAATCAATCAGGCGCTTGGAAAAGCTGGCACTATTGCTCGCTTGAATCCGTGCGATAAAATCCCTGTTGTTGCTGAAGGCTCTGCTGTTGTTGCTGGTGGTTTTGTTTTTGAAGGAACTGACCCTGAGACACAAGTCATCGGTTGCTCATCTGCTACTGCTTCTAAAGTTGCTGGCGATGTTGCTGGCGTTGCTGTATTCGAGCGCCAACAGCTTGGCTTGTCTGCTTCTAACAGTATGGCTATCAATGAAGGCGAAGAACTCGCAAAAGTCCGCAAAGGCTATGTATACGTTGTTGCGTCAACAGCCTCTGTTCACGGACAGGGCGTGTTCTTGAACCCGAGTACTGGCGCAATCTCAACAGCTTCTTCTGCGCCTAGTGGCACTATTGACACTGGCTGGAAAGTTGAGACTGGTAACGCTTCAGGTCAACCGTGCGAAATCTATAAAATCTAAGAGGTGGCAACAATGGCAAAATTTAAAGTAAACAATAGCGTTTCTATCGCTCACGCTAGCAACAGAGATTTTCTTAAAGCGATGTTGGCTAAAGGCATTGTCAGCGTTGACAACGCTTCGCCAGCTCCGTTCATCTCTACCCCGAACTTGAACTTGCCTCTTGGTGCTTTGAACTACATTCGCCCTCAAGCGATTGAAGTTTTGACTGCTCCGAGAGTTTCTGACGAAATCGCAAGTCCGC